CTTTCCAAGTCCTTTGGACACCACTCCATATCTACCTTCATTGCACCCGGTACGAGTGAACGTTGGCTGAATGTAGTGTCTCCACTTGCGTTGAATCCGCAAGAGTCAGACTGAAAATAAACCGTGTTAGCTACGGTAGGGAGTTTATGTGTTCCCTTAACACCATCGACCACAGTTACGAGGCCCATTGTTTTTGCACCGAGTACAGTTGCAGTCTGTAGTTCCGCTTTCTGCTCCTCGATATAGGTTACTAAACCTGATACGTCAAATGCCATTTTTTATGCTTTTTGAATTTGTGAGTAAACTTCTTTTGCGGTCAATTGTCCGCTTGATCTCTTCTTGAAAGGCTCTTTAACCTTCTTAGTCTCTTCTTGAATCGGTGCGTTTGCAACCTCCTCGATCAGTTCAACCGTTGATAGACTGATCTTCTTGAACTCAGCCGTAACATCCTCAACGTCTTTTGATGTTGCTAGGTCTTTCAACTTAGCCTCGAACATCTCCTCCACGCTTTTAAGGATGTCAGCCTTTAGAGTTTCCCCGAATTTCTCGGCATCGAACTCATCCTTTACAGGCTCATCTTCTTTAGCCATTTCCTCACCTTCTTCGGCTGGAACTTCTGAGGCTACTAGGTTAGCAACCACGCCCGCCTCGACTGTGATAACCGAACCATCTTCTAGCTCAATATCCCCGTCAGCGGCTTCCATTAGCTCACCCGACTCGTCAATCACTTGAACAGTTGCCCCAACCTCAACGGCTGGTTCTATTCGCATAGTTGTACCGTCAGCGGCTTTAACGTCTACAAAGTTTTCCTCTGTTGGCGTTTCTATCTCTTCTTCAAATAACACCTTTTTAAGTGCTGAAAGTTTCTCTTTGACTTTAGTCTCGATGTCCATTGATCTTAGATTTATACTAATAAATAGCTGTTATAGGTGAACCGTTCTAATTTGAGTTAAGCACCCTGATTATCGTTTCAATCAATTCTTCATCTGCAATGCGTTCTGCGTACTCCTCGAAGATTCCCTCTACGCTGAATCCTGTAAATGTGCCGTCCTTTACTTTAGCCCAGACCTCATCGTTATCAACTTTGAATGAACCGAACCATGACCCGTTAGGCAACTCAGGGAATCCGATAGGCGTAGGCTTGCGCTCGTCAATGATGAAGCTCTCGAACATGAATACATCCTCTACGTCCGTTTCGTGCATTAGATTAACCTCCTTTGCGCGTTGCTCTTTGCTGAATTTCAGCACTACATTCTTAATTGTGTCAGCGTCAAACTGTACATAGTATGGTCCAAACTTGTCATCGAAGCGATAGATGGGCAGACCAGCGACCATTAGTGGCCCAGATACTACGCGCTTCTCATCGTGTTGAAACTTGTACGGGTTCTTTTCTGAGTTGAACGCCATCCATTGTCTCTCGATAGCGGGGTCATCAACGAATGAAACCTTCTCTACACGGGTTTCATCATCTTCGTTAATTGTCAATTTGATTATTGGTAAGTCCATCTTATGGGAATGTTGCTTGTTGCTGAATCTGTGATACATTGCCTTGTGCGCCTGTTAACTCTGTCTCAACGACAAACGCTTGAATAGGTGCTAGCTCTGCCTGTTGTATTGATTGGTCGCTTAGTTGCGTTGTGTTAGTTGATACTGGCGAAGTTGATGGTGCGCTAGACGATGGTGTTGATGCTGAAAATGTTGGCGCTGATGGCCCCGGTACATTTGCTTTATTCAATATCGCAGACGCTTGACCAGCCCCTGATACGACCGCAGCAATACCCGCAGCAATACCCGCGATCATCTCATAAACGTTAGACGCTTTCGATGCTGACGCTATCGCGTTGGACACTCCAACCGCTGTATTTATAGCAATTTGAGCAACCGCCAACACTTTAGCCGCTGCGGTGTCCTCACCCGCTTGTTGTTGGATGAGTTGCCCAATAGCCCCTAATAGATCGCCAACGGATTGAGCCGCTGAAACTCTAGCTTGCGCCATGCGTTGCTCCTCAACCAACATCTTTTCATTGTGCGCCTTTTGTTTTTCTTCCTCCTCAAGTGCGTACTTATCTTTGATCGCTTGAATCTCTACACCCGCAACATCTTCTAACGCCTTACGTAATTCCAACTCTATTTCAGAATCTCCTTGAATCTTCGCTAGTCGCTCCTGTAGTTTAGCGTCAGCCTTTGCAATATCCCGCGCTTCCTCATCTTCTATCAGAAGTATCTTCGCGTCTCTTAATTGCCTTAATAGGTCAAGCTCTTTAGCTGCGTCCTCCTTTGCCTTTGTTTCTTTGGCAACCCGTTCAGCCTCTGTTAATGCCGCCTCCTGCTGGCGGATAGTGTTCAACTTGTTTTGGATCGTGGTCTGTAACTCCATCGACTCCATACGAATATTTGCTAACGCTATCTCAGCATTTGCTAACTTGTCCAGATCTTCTTCGCTCGGTTTCTTTGGTAGCCTGTTCTGTTCTTTAATTATCCTGACATTCTCGGCAGCATTGGCTAGCCGTTTATTCATTAGGACTGTTTCCATTTCAGCCGCCTTAGACGCAGCAGCCTCCCTCTCACTAAATGATTTGGTTATGTCCTCTGCTAACTTGTTCAGTTCCTTAATATCTGCCCTCCTTCTGGCTGTCTCAACGTTTAACTCCCTTTGGCTTACTTTTAGTTTGTTGAAAGCGTCCGCTAACTCGGTGGCCGCTTCGACATCCTTAGCTATCTCCTTCCCTAACTCAATCGCCCCTTCGGTCATCTTCATTAAAACCCCTGTTGCTGGGTTTAATCTAAGTATACCTTCACCCAACTCCAACGCACCTTGTTTAGCGTCATCCAACGCCCCATCCATGTCGCCAGCAAATAGTTTTTTCATGGCTGATGCTAATAGACCAGCACCGCTCAATATCTTATTGAAGTTGTCTATTACATAGGTTTTGAGATTAGTCGCGAAATCCTCGATTGATTTCATGGGGCTGGTGAATAGGTTGTACAGCCCCTCGCCTATATCTACAACTACATCACTTAACGCACCCATCACCGCACCTAATGCAGCGGAGGCAACTCTTAACGCTTGCGCCCCTCTTTCAGTTTCTTGAAAGTAGGTTGCTATTGACCCAATAATGACAGCTAACGCGCCAATTCCTGACGCGATTAAAGCACCCTTAACTGTTTTTAACGCCTTAACGAACTTTAAAGCCCCTGTTCTTAACGCGCCCATTGCTGTCGCGGCTGCACCTATCGGGCCGGGTAATGCTTGCGCCTGTTCTTGTGCGGCCTTAAACCCGTCCTCCATGTCTTTACCAGACTTCTTAGATTTCTTACCTATCTCCTCAACGAGTTTTTTTAAGGCCTCCATTTCCTCCTTTAGAGCTTCGGTTGCTTTCTCAGCTTTACCGAGCTTTACTTGGAGGTCAAATACAAGTTTCTTATTAGCCATTACGCTAGATTGGTTTTAATGCCCTCCCAACTTATCACTATATCGGAGTCTCCGTTGATGGGGTCGCCACCTTTAACGATCAACTCAAGATCATCGCCAGCCACTACATTACCCGCTGCGCCTCCATCCACAGGAACAAACTTTGCAATGATCTCACCCGTAGCCGCAAGCACTCCAACACACTCTAATTGAGATGTTGACGCTGATGCCGCTTTGATCGCTAGGTTTACATTGGTCGCGTAGGCTGTGGTGTTGTACTTTATCTTTACGACCGCGCTCGTAGCTATCCACTCCTGACCCGATACACCTGTTGCAAGTGTTATCGGTGTTGAGTTGCCTGTTAATACGGCTGCGGCTGCGATGGTCTGGCTACGGTCAGCTATTGGGATCTGGCGGATGCCGTTGTCCGTCCTGATGTACATGGTATCATCTGCAACATTTGCAAATACTTCACCTATGTATAGGTCGGTCGACACCCAAGTTCCATCTGTATGGTCTGTACTAGGTGCTACCGTTGGTTCGGTCGTGGTCGTGCTTGACCGCTTTAGCCTTATTCTACTGTCTTGTGTGTTAGCCATCTATTAAATAAATATCTGAGTGTCCTGAATCGTTTTGTACTACATTATCCCCGCTGTCAATTACCCGCGTAGTCGTTCCCGCGTTCAATGGTGTAACGGTGTCGAAACCGCCATCTACCACCGCCCTAGAATTGACCTGAGCATTGTTTAACCATGTCTCATCGTTGCGGGTAACGTCTGCGTTATCGGTATGTATAACCGTTACGTTAGTGATCCCACCCGTAACCCGGTTATTGTTTCCTCGTATCGTTACATTCCTAGAACCCGCTTCTATCCTGTTATTATCTCCGACTATATCGAACTCCGTAACAGTCGGATCAATGTAGTTATTGCGACCCCTTACGCTACCTTGAAACGGTGGATATACGTTGCCGTTCATCATTTGCCTTTGATGCGGTCGCGGGTATTGCTCACCATCTTCCGAGCCTAGCGTCTTTAACAGCTTCTTTGTCTGTACGTGCTTTGGCACTTCATTCGCCCTGATCAACTCAACCCTAGATAAACCATCGGTGAATGGGTTGTAATTCTGTACCCAATTCAACCGCCAGTAAGTATTATCAATTAGGATAGTATCTCTAAAATCGAGCTTTGACATATCCAAATGCGTCAACCTGAACGAACCCCGCATTACCTTACTATCCTTGTGGGTCATCTCCTCAACGTATTCACGATGATAGACGTTGTATAGATTGGCGTTGGTTACGTTTATCGGCCCTGTTGCCGCGTTCTCTGAATAGTAGAGTAGATTGGTTAACCCAAAATTAAGGTCGTTATCGGGGTTCACGGGGTTGTCTAAGTGTCCCGCGTATGGATAGCTCGTTTGAGTTGTTCCGAAGGTAAAGAAGCTACCGAATATCCAAGTATTGACTGAACTCAAGTAGTCATAAAACAAGATTCTTAGATTGCTTTCAACCGACTTAACCCCCCCTGTTATGTTGGGGTCGTAGATCTTAGTTATTATCCTGTCGCTACTTCCATCGTTTACTAATGGGGACGCGCTGAACTCTAACCCTATTTCCTTTGTCTGGTTTAAGAACTCGTTGCCCGTTTCAATCCTACGTTGACCGTAAACCTTTCCGAACCGATTCTCGTAATCCGCGTTGTAGTAGTCCTTATCTGATTTGTACGTGAACAGATAATCGGACGCGCTCAACATTCCAAGCGGCTGTACTTCAATCTTATTTGACCTATCCAGTTTGTACGTCCAATCTATAACACTTCCTTCGCTGTAAAACTCATTACGCGGCTCTATCAGTACGTTTTGATCGTTCGCGGGGTCTGAGGTTACATAAAGGTTGAACATCTTAAAGATGGATGTTACATAGTCCCGCATCTTCATAGATGGTAGGATGGTGTTCATGTAAAGTGGGTCGCCCTCAAATATCACCACGCTCGGCTCGTTGTAAGCAACTGCGTATGTGGTGGTCATCTCAAAGTCTGTGAAGATGCTGTTGGTGTTTATCAGTTGTCCCGATAGATTCGACACTATCAACTCATTAAATTCCAACTGCCAACCAAAGTAGATGTACTCACCGACCAATAGCGTAGCGTCTGAAACGGTAGTAACGAAGTCTAGCGTTGTATTGTAGCTTGACGGGTTGCCTGTCAGGTCAAAGAATTGTTCTGTTTCTCCGATAACCTCAACCACCCCGTAAATATTCAGCTTACGAATCTGACCTTTTATCTTCATCGCACCGCTATACACCCTATTAGGATTGACGGTTGTTCTGGTTAGGTTTATAGATGCGTCTAGGTGTAACGAATAATACCCATTATTAGGGACTTCGTATTGATAGACCGCGTTATCGTAGTTGTTTCCGGGGTCGGTATTATCTCCTGTCGTTTCATCGTCTATCGGCATCCTAACGAAACCGATACCGCCCGTTAACCATGTAACGTCCCCATCGGGCGTTCCGCTGTAGGATGCTTTGAAATACCTATCACTTACATTCTCGTAAGTGGTCGTTACAACTTCCTGATTGTATGGCACTATCAACTTTCTGAATAGCGATGAATCTAGGAAGTCGCTCGTATAAGTGTAGCCTGTGTACTCGAATATCTTATCTAGTAGCGTCTTAGCGAATACCGCTGGTCTAAAGTCGGCAACGTTGTACACCCGATTACCGTAGCTATTGAACTCGATATTACTACCGTAGTCGATCATTGGGTAAACGTAGCCCTCGGTATTAGTCCAACTTGCAACAATATCAGAACGCCTATAAATATGGTCTAAGTCCGAAAAGTCTAAGATGTAATTTCCGTCATCGTCTAGCTCATTGATAGCCTTTTCACCAATAGCTGAGAACAGCCCGAAAGACCGCCCAATGATAATGACGCTGTACTCCATCCTACTTTTGTCGATGGTAACTTGACGTAGTTGGATGTAGCCCCTTACGATTGGCATACCGTCCCGTAAGACTATCGCTTTCGCTTTCTTCTTTGAATTGAAGTTGTAGCCAACATTCGGCTGCGAACTATCAAACGGGTTGCCTCCGTTAACGTCAAAGATATGGCCGAACAGAAGGTTGTTGTTGTGAGTAGCGGGGCAAACTATTGTCTTGCTGTACTCGGTCTGCCTACTCTCAGGGGTTCTAATGTCCGCAATGGAGTAATTGAACGAGAAATCAAAACCCTCGTTAACGTCTAGCCTGTGAACGTCCTCAATCAGTACCTCAACCACGCTGCCTATGTTCGGTTAATGAATAGCCTAACTCAATATCGTATTGCTTGAGCTTATCGTTTATCGTGGTCATTTTGGTATAGTTACGCTTTCTAACATTCACCGCGATCAAGTCTGTACCTGATTCCATGTAAACCACAGGCGAAGTAAATAGCGACTTCATCCATACCGCCTCGGCTTCTGTCATGTAGTCCGCATTGAGTATCAGATTATCTTCATATTCAACGCTGTAATCTGTTCGCCCTCTGGATGCTTGGGTATAGCTC